GTTTTGAACAGGGATCTTTGTCAAAAGATTCTAATATGGGACAAAACTTTTTAGCTAATCTTGAAGGAAATGTTGGCGGACCAGTGCCTCCAAAAGGTATGACTATGTTTGATGATAATAGATTTACACCAGAATGTTGCCCTGCAACTTATTCCAATTCTGTAGGCTGTGCATGCATTTCATCAGAACAGATGTCATTTCTTAATCAGAGAGGTGGAAACCGCACCTTACCAACACAGTTTTAGAAAAAATATAATATTTATGCGTTAAAAATATTATTCGTATATAGTATAATGCCGAAGACAGTTTCAATGTACCCTGGATCATCTGGATCCGTTTATAACGTTAACAAGAACAGTCCTGGTAATGGTAATGGTAAATGGCAAGGACTTTGGCCTAGTGTAGGTCATGCTCAGAATGCACGTCACATTAACATTCATGCAGGTGGCACTGAAGCATCTAGACGTCAAGTTTTCTGCTTTAATGCCCTTGGTGGTGTAGGCAAAATCTCTACAATGTACGCTACTACAGCTGATGGTGTAAAATCGCCATGCAATCAGCTTAGCAAATAAATTACGTTTTTCTTATTGTAAAAAGTTCTTAAGTAATACAATAAGAAATGAGACTTTTTAGTTTAGCTTTCTTGATACTCATGGCAGTTGCCCAGATGCCTATGGAAACCATGGGATTCACGAGAGCAGTACCAAACGGTATTTTTTTAAAACATCCAATAATATCCAAACATGCTGTAGCAAAAATGGATGCTATTGTTTTTCCAGAAGAACCATTCGATACTTTTTTTACTAGTAAAAATGGAAGTGAATCAATGCCTCCGGAAGAAGAACCTGAATGGCCTAATCAACAACAAAATGGTATACCTATCGGACCAAATGGTATGCCTATAGGAATTAGATTTATCGTTCGTGAAGGAGATCCTAATTATGAAGCATTTATGAATCGTTTTGGACAAAATAACGAAAAGAAGGCTCCAGATAGAAGTGAAAACTTTGAGGTAATAAGGCAAACAGATATAACATTTGATGATATTGGTGGATACGAGAATGTTAAAAGTGAATTAATGCAAAGTGCTGATATCTTAGTTAATTATACAAAATATGAACCGTATAATGTTAGAGTTCCAAAAGGAGTTATCTTAGAAGGTCCTCCTGGTAATGGTAAGACATTATTAGCAAAAGCATTCAGTGGAGAAGTAAATGTTTCATTTATCCCTGTCTCTGGAAGCGAGTTTCAAGAAAAATATGTTGGCGTTGGGTCAGCTAGAATTAGAGAGCTATTTGAGCTAGCTGAAAAAAATGCACCATGCATTATTTTTATTGACGAAATTGATGCTGTTGGTAGAGCTAGATCAAGTGATCAAGAATCATCATCGGCTGAAAGAGATAATACATTAAATCAAATGCTTGTTAAACTTGATGGGTTTAAAAAATCTAATGGAGTTTTCATTATTGCAGCAACCAATCGAATTGATCTTTTGGATCCTGCATTACTTCGACCAGGAAGAATTGATAAAAAAATATATATTTCTAACCCGGATAGTGAAACACGAGCTAAAATTATCGAGATTCATTTAACTGGAAAAGCATTTAGTAATCAAATTGATAAAGATCAAATTATTGAAATGACTTCCGGAATGAGTGGTGCTGAAATCGAAAACTTAATTAATGAAGCAATGTTATCAGCTTTAAGAGAAAATAGAGAGCAGATTGAGATCGAAGATTTAGAATATGTTCTTGCTAGGACAGTAGCTGGTTTTCAAGCTAATAAAAATATCTTCAGCGACGAAATGATAAAACAAATTGCTGTTCATGAGTTAGGTCATGCTATTACAGGATTTTTATTACCTGATCATTCAAGGCTATCAAAAGTACATTTAAATATGTGGTCACCTAAATCGCCTGGTTATACTATTTTTGAAAGTACAGATATTGACTCAAATATTTTTACTAGAGAGAAATTGTTTGCTCATTTAGTAGTTTTGTTAGGAGGAAGAGCAGCTGAAGAAGTTATTTACAAGAAAAGTGTCACAACTGGAGCATCAAAAGATTTTCAAGAATCTTATAAACTAGCTGAGTCTATGGTTATGACTTATGGTATGGGAAGCAGAAATGTTTTTCCATATTCAAGTGAAAAATATAGAGAGCAGATTGATGAAGATATTAATAATCTAATTAATGAAGCATATAAGTTATCTATAAAAATTATTACAGAAGCACAGCCAATTGTTATTGAATTAGCAGATAAGTTAGTAAAAGATCAAATATTAACTAGAGATACTGTAGAACTTAAAATATTCAGGAAGGCAAGACATTTGCTTGATGATAATTATAAAATGTAATATATATACAATGTCAAAAACTAGATCAATGTATGCTGGATCTTCTGGCTCTAATTATAATATAAATAAAAATAGTCCTGGTAATGGTAATGGAAAGTGGCAAGGTTTACCACCTATTGCTAATATGCGAAGCAGTTTAATTCCTTACATTAATACTCGAGCGCGTGGTAATAATCGTAATGTAGTATTTTGCATGAATCAGCTAGGAGGTGTAGGAAAAATATCAAATATGTTTGCAACAACTGCTGATGGTATAGTAGATTGTAAGCATAATCAAGATATAAAGCACGGAGGAACTTATGCTCCTCCTACAGGTGGTAACTTAACAGGAGAGTTTGATAATTTATTTGGTAACGAAAATCCTCAAGCAACGGAGACAGTCATTTATAAAGACAATTTTGGTGAAGAGCAGAAAGTATGGATATTAACGTTATCACCAAAGCATAAGATAGGATTTCTTCCACAAGGATTATTTTTTCCACAAGTTAATAGTGATTTTCAAAGCGAACCAAAACAGTATAATGGGCTTGTAAATTATTATTATGCCGGTAAGAAAGGCTCGAGGGATGCAATAGATTCAAGGTTGGCTGGTGAAAATAATGTTGATCCTACTACACTCCAGCCTCAAATACCAACACAAATGGGACAAACACCATTGTATAAAACAGACATTAAATTAGTAACAAAGAAAACAGGAAAATGGAAGATAGTAAGGAGTGATGATAATGTTAAAGATTTTGAATGGTATGTTTTGCCTGAAATTGGAGATGATGATACATGGAAGGTAACAAGAGAAGGTTCAGAAGGAACTAGTATAATTGCAAGAGTGATAAGAAATAATCTTAATAAACCGTTCCCCATTTCTAGAGTGGTTGGTATTGATGCCCCTTCTCCTGGTCTTATCGCAGAATATGACACAAGGTTTTTAGTTTTAGATGTAAGTAAACTTTCAAACGCAAAAGAAGTTCAAGCTATAATTGATAGAAATGAGACAGCAATAGAAAAAGAATTAGCGAAAAAATTGGAGGAAGGAAGCCGACCTCCTTCAGAAAAACCTTGGTACAAAGCATTTGGTCCAATTTCCACGTTATATCAACTTAGCAAACAAAATGGAAAATCAGTATTAGTAATTACTAATAGTAATGGTAGTATACCTAACAATGATAATCTTGACGAAACACCCGCACCCGATAAACCTTGGGATATAAGCAAAGTAGGTAGTTTGTTACCAAATCTGCCTGGCGGTGTTGCAATACCGAACCGTGATTTCTGGCCCGCTGAAAAAGGCGCTTTTTATTGGAAAACCAAGCCAAAGAATAATGATAAAGTATGGTTAGTTCCGGCAGCTACAGCAAGTAAGGAGACATTCTTGTCAAGTTGGAGACTAATAGGTACTGTAGGCCCTAGGCTTTTCGGATTGATACCAGGTGTATTTCCAAAATGGCCGGATGTATAAATAAAAAATTGTTATTTGAATTATTGAATCATATAACAATCTAAATATACATATTTTTCCAAACACCGTCATCTTTTTGACTTTTTATTAATTTATCAATGATTTCTCGTGTAATAGTCATTGGGAATGATACTTCCAAAGACATCTCTTTGCCAAACAGATTAGATCCAGGACGCATAAGTCTATACAGATTCATCTTAGTATAGATGATTTCAAGGCAACGTTTCAGATTTCTAACACCCTTTTCACCTTCTGTGTGTGTAGAGATTATGTGTTTCATAACTTCATCATCAATAACAATATCCTCATTATTGAAACACACTTGTTTTTGTATTTTTGGCAATAGATATTGATTTGCAATGACAGTCTTTTCCTTTGTATCATAACCCTTGGTTTGAACACGATACATTCTGTCGCGCAAGATAGGATTTACCTTGTTTTCATCATTGTAACTAAAGATGAAGAGACACTTGCTAAGATCGAACTCAAGTTCTGCGAAATATTTATCATGAAACTTAGAGTTTTGTGTAGTATCAGTTAGATGAGTCAAAATGCCTGTGATTTCTTCACCTTTTGGTGTATCACTAATTTTGTCAAGCTCATCAAAGAAGAACACTGGATTCATACTGTTTGATTGTACAAGACAGTCAATTATTTTTCCCCATGTTGCACCTTCATAAGTATAACCATGTCCTTCTAGGAAGCTTGAATCTGTTGCACCACCCAGCGCCATGAATGCGAAGTCTCTACCTAGAACTTTGCTAATTCCTTCTTTTACAAGAGTGGTTTTACCTGTACCCATTGGACCTTTAATTGCAATAGCATTGCCCATGGCACTAGGATTAGTGATCCACTGTCCAACCATTTGCATGATTTGCAATTTTACATCATCCATGCCATATACAGCTTCATCAAGAATGCCTTTTGCATCATCCATGAATGTTGCACAAGCTTCCGCACCATCATCTTGAAGTGTTACTGGTAGATTCTTATATTTTCCAAAAGGGATCTGCATAAATGTATCTACCCATTGCTTAATCTTATAATATTCGCCACCACCTGGTTCCATAAAGCGCAGTGCATTAATCTTTTTCATAGCTACTGCTTTGAACTCTGGTGGAATATCAGTGTCAAGTAACTGTAGTCTATATGGTTTTTCTACAGTGCAATGCTTCATAACTTCATCAAGTTCTCGTAATACTTTTTCTTGTTCTGCTACTGTTAATTTATCACGAAAGTACTTGGCATCATTCATCACATTTTTTTCTCGCAGAAGACCAGCGAACTTTTTTGCATTTTTTGTTTTAACCTTATTTTTCTTTTTTTCCTCCTTCTTTTTGATTTTCTTTTCTGTAGTTTCAAGCTCTTTTTTCATTTTCTTAACTACTTCGGGTTCGTCTTCACCACATGTAGTAGCATAATCTGCAATTAGCTTGCGCAACTTTTCAATTGCTTCTTTGTTTTTTGTAGTATCATCATCTTCTGATTCTTCTTCCTCTTCATCTTCTTCTTCATCCTCATCTTCAATTTCACCATCATCTTCCATCAAATCATTTTGACCACTGATATTGAAATGAATAGTAAAGTTTGTTGGAGGTCCATCTTCTCCTGCTTCATCTTCCTCCTCATAATCATCCAAATCATACTCTTCTTCATCTTCCTGCTCAGATTGTTCAATCGCTTCTTCATCAGCAGTAGCTTTGCGCTTTTTATTTTTCTTATATTTTTCTTTTGATTCTAGCACAATATTTTCATCGCCGTCTTCAGGAACATATGCTGAGTCATTATCATCTTCTGACTCTGACTCTGATTTAATAATAGGTTTCCTGGTTCGTCGCTTTTTCTTGCTGCTGGGTTTTGGAGCATCTTCGCTATCAGACTCTGAACTATTTCTTGAACGTGGTTTACGTTTTCTTTTAGACGGTGGAGTATCTGCCGCTCTTTGAACTGCATACTGAGAAGGAAACATATTAGCAAGAAACTCACGATATTGTTTCATATCAAACTCTTCATTAAGATCCAGTTCGCCATCACTTTCCCAATCTGAATCAGAAGAATCGTCTGATGATTCATCGTACTTCTTCTTTCTTTTTTCCTCTTCAGCTCGCTGCTTTTTCTTGGAACGTGTAGAATACTTATGTTTTGCTTGTTTGCTATCTTTTCCCATGTCTGCTTTAGTTATTGTTGATATAATCCTTATGTCTTTTTCACGAATCAATTTTTGACGATAAGATTATGTCAGATTTATTTTTGATATTTTGCAAAAAAATGAACTTAGTGTAAAGGATCTAAATATTATTCATATAGTATAAGAAGCATGTCCCAACTTACAAATGGAACGATTCAGAAACAAAAAGCCTCTAAAATTGTTGGTATTCAATTCTCTATACTGAGCCCTGATGAGATCAGACGCGCTTCAGTAGCAGAGATTAATAGCAGAGATACTTATGTAAACAATAAACCGGTTGTAGGTGGTCTATTTGATCCAAGAATGGGTACACTAGAACCGGGTCTTATTTGTCCAACAGATGGTTTAGATTATATGCAAACACCAGGTTATTTTGGAAGAATCGAACTGGCAAGACCACTATTCTATATTCAATATCTTAATATCGTTACAAAGATTCTGAGGTGTGTATGTTTCAAGTGTAGCAAATTGCTTATTAGCAAAGAAAGATATAAGCAAGCACTTGATATGGCACCTGAGCAGAGATGGAATTACGTCTTCTCTTTGGCAAGCAAAATTGGACGATGTGGAGAAGACACCCACTGTGGATGTGGTTGTATGCAGCCAAAAAAGATTAAGAAAGAGGGATTCTCAACTTTAATCGCAGAATGGCAACAAATCAAGGGCCTTGATGGTGAAAATAAAGATGAGATGACTCTTAATCTTACACCGGAGATTTGCCTCAAGATTCTGAGACGCATCTCAGATGAAGATGTCACATTTATGGGATTCAGTCCAACTTGGTCTCGTCCTGACTGGATGATTTGTCAGGTACTAGCTGTACCTCCACCTGCTGTTCGCCCTTCAGTAAAACATGATGCTCAACAGCGTAGTGAAGACGATTTGAGTCATATTATTGTCAATATCATTAAAACAAATAAAACTCTTCAAGAGAAAATCCAAGGCAATGCTCCTGGAAATGTTATTCATGATTGGACTACATTGTTGCAATACTATGTTTCCACGCTTGTTGATAATAAGATCCCTGGTGTAGCAGCATTTGCACAGCGCTCAGGTAGGCCTTTGAAATCAATTAAAGATCGCCTGAATGGAAAACAGGGTCGTGTGAGAGGCAATCTCATGGGTAAGCGTGTTGACTTCTCAGCTCGTTCTGTTATTACTCCAGACCCTAATTTGTCGATTCGCGAGCTAGGTGTACCAATGAAAATTGCGATGAATCTAACATCACCAATCAAGGTGAATGATCGCAATAAATCATTCCTCACCAAGTTAGTACAAAATGGACCTAATGTGTATCCAGGTGCAAAAATCCTTGTGAAAAAGTCTGGTGAACAAATCTATCTTGAGAATGTAGACAGAGATTCTATTGTTCTCAATGATGGAGATCGTGTTCATAGACATATGATGGATGGAGATCCAGTACTATTTAATAGGCAGCCTACATTGCACAGAATGTCAATGATGTGTCACGTTGCAAAAATTATGCCTAAGGGAGATACATTCCGCATGAATGTCGGTGATACGAAGCCATACAATGCGGATTTTGACGGAGATGAGATGAATATGCACATGCCACAAGATATTGAGAGTGTTTCGGAACTTCTCAATTTGGCTGCTGTACCATGGCAGATTATCTCGCCTGCAAATAATAAGTCAATTGTAGGCATCTTTCAGGATTCTATGCTTGGAGCATTCCGCTTCACTCGCGAGGATATTGAGTTCTCACGCCGTGATGCTATGAACTTGCTAATGGCTTATCGCAAAATCGATCCAGCATCTCTTCCTGATGGTGATAAAATCTCATCATTTGATGTTTTGAGCCAGATTCTGCCACCACTTACACTGCACTATAAGACTAAGCAGTTCAAGGATGGCATGGATTCTAAGACGAGTAATGCAGTACTCGAAATTAGAAATGGTGAATATATTCGTGGACAACTAGATAAGGGTGCTCTTGGTGATACATCAAAGGGTATTATTCATCGTGTTGTCAATGATTTTGGAAATATGCATGCTGCTTCATTTATCGATGATTTCCAAAACATTATTACCGAATATATGAAGTCAAGTGCTTACAGTGTTGGTATCAGCGATCTTATTGCTGACGATTCAACAAATCAGCAGATTACAGATGTAATTACCAGCAAAAAGCGAGATGTACAATCGCTTATTGATCAGACACATCTGGGAATATTTGAAAATAAAAGTGGCAAGACTAATGAAGCAGAGTTTGAAGCTCAAGTTAATGATGTCCTAGGTCAGGCTCTTAGCCAAGCAGGTCGCATTGGTCTTCAAAGTCTTGATAAAGACAATCGCTTTGTCATTATGGTAAAGGCTGGATCTAAGGGTTCAGACATTAATATTTCACAGATGATCTCTTGTCTGGGTCAACAGCAGGTTGATGGTAAACGTGTACCTTATGGTTTTGAAGATCGTACACTTCCTCATTATAATAAATATGATGATTCGCCTATGGCACGTGGATTTGTTGAGAACTGCTTTATTGGAGGATTAACTCCTCAAGAGCTCTTCTTCCACGCGATGGGTGGTCGCGTTGGTCTAATTGATACTGCTGTAAAAACCAGTCAAACTGGATATATTCAGCGACGTCTTGTTAAGGGTCTAGAAGATCTCAAGGTAGAATATGATATGACTGTTCGTAATAATAAGCAAAAAGTTATTCAGTTCTCTTATGGTGATGATGGTATCGATACCGTTAAGGTGGAAGGTCAGCGTTTGCCTATCATTTCGATGTCGCTTGAAGAGATCTATGCACATTTCCAGATGCCTGGTGATGATCTGAATGATGCAGCATTTAAAATTGCTTATACAAAATCTGCTTTGTCCAGAATCAAGCAGCAGAAAAGTGAATTAGCTAATAAATCAAAAGAAGTTCTTGATCTTATTATTGAAAACAGAAAGGAAGTATTGGAAAATGTCTTCCGTGGACGTGATAACAGTTCCGTAAATCTTCCAGTAGGATTTCAATATATTATCAAAAATGTGCAAGCTCAGCAAATGATCACAAGCAACTCCATCTCTGATATTACTCCTCTTGAATGTTA